CTTAAAACAACAAACAATTCAGCTTGGAATAGACAAGTTTGAATTAATTAAAAATGGAGAAGTATGAAAGAGAGAACATTACAAGACGCAATAAAAGAATTTAGGAATAACATAGTTGATAGCGACTATGCAAAACTTGGAGCTAAAGGAAATTATTTAACTGTTGGATATAGAATAAGATTTGTTAGGGATTTTTTTGGTGAAAGAATGTCTATCCAAACTGATAGCACAGAACTAGCCAATGGCTCTCATAAGTTTAAAGCAAACATTTATATAGATGACAAGTTAGTAAGTGTTGGAGAATCCAAACAAATGAAGAATAGTGATAAGGAATTTGAGAAACAACAATCGGTTTCAATCGGAAGAAGTCTTAGTATTTTAGGGTTCATGGGTGATGAAATTGCAACAGCAGAAGAAATGGAAGATTTTTTAAAACCAAAAGTAAAAGAAGTAGCTAAAGCAAAACCAATTGTAAAATTAGTTCCTAAAGCAAAAGTTAATATAGAGGAATTGGCAAATGATTGGATAGAAGTTTTAAAGAAAACTGCTGAAAATTCTACCTCTCTTAGCAACTATGAAAAAAATTTAAATGTATTAAGAAAAGAATACATCTCTGATCTTCATCAAATATATACAGACTTAATTCAACAACAAAGAATTGATTCTGCATACATCTCACTACAAAAACAAATAACTAATAGGAAAATATAATATGAGTGATTACGATAATTCAATAGCATTGTGGAAACGTCAACCAAAAGATACTGATGTCGCTGGAAAAAAATATCCACATTATACTGGCAGAGCTAAAGTTTCTGGATCAGACAAACAAGCTGCTGCATGGTTGAACACAGATAAAACAAAAGATACTCAACCAGATATTAGTATCAAATTGAGTGATCCAATAGCACCTAAAGAGGACGCACCATTTTAATGTCTGAAAGTGTGAATCCAAATCATTACAAGAAAAGCATTGAAACATTTGATGCTATTACTTCGCAATTATCTCCTATGGAAAACATAGGAGGATTGCGTTGGCAGATTCTTAAATATGTAATGCGTATGGGTGATAAGCATGGTGGTACAATTGATGCCTGTATCATGGATATAGGCAAAGCTGATTGGTACTTAAATAAATTACTGAAATATTTGAATGATTTGAAAAACGATAAATCGTTTATTGATACACCAAATAATGTAGCTGAACTTTTTAAGGATAAATAATGAATAATGGAAATGGCAAATATATATATTTAAGTGAACCAAAACTAAAGACACTTAAATTTATAACAAAGTATATAGAAAAGCATAACTTTTCTCCTACCTTTGCTGAGATTAGTAAAGCTCTTAAATGGAGCAGAGCAAGGTCTGGCAAGATAGTATCTGAGCTATATGACTTAGGGTTTATCTCTAAGGGTATTAATGCTCATAGAAAAATTGAAATGACTACTGAACAAATAGGATCAGTAGCTAATTTAAATGTAAATAAATCATACCCAATCCAGGAGAGTTTATGAGTGTAATTAAAGAAAGTTTTTTTGAAGCAAGTTTTAAAACAATAGAAGAATTTGATAGTGCAGAGGTTGCCTCTGCAAAATTAAATGTTAGCGAAACTGCTAACCTACAAATTATGGACATAAAGTTAGAAAAGTCTGTAATTAAAACTAACCAAGAAAAGGAGCATGGAAATGCAACTAACGAACAGCACAGTAAGATTGTATCAGAAATAAATGATGTTCATAAGAAGATCATGCAATCTGTTGATTCAAGAATGTGCGTACATAGTTATAATAACTACCTTGAGTATAAACAATTGGTAAGAAGAATTGTTGCCAATCAAAATCAAGACGCAGTTATTCGTTACAAAGAATTATAATTAATTCTTAGTGTATTAAAAGTTGTAAAAAACCATAGGCTACTTGTCTGCCTAAATTAAGGAGAGAGAAAATGGAAACAAGAAAATATAAATCGTATGTCAAAACAGATGAAGAAAACATTCTAAATGAAGTGGTGGGACAAAGATTAAAAATTGCTAGAACAAATGCAAAACTTACCCAAACAAAGTTAGCCAAAAAATTAAATATTTCTTTTCAACAAATAGGTAAATATGAGAAAGGACAGAATGGTCTTAATGCCATTCGGATAGTTCAGATTTCAAATTTATTAAATATTCCTAAATCCTATTTATTGGAAAACATAGAATTATTAGGTGAAGTTAAACAACCTGATGATAGCTCAGTTTCTAGTCATTCTGAGTCTTTTAATGTTTAACATAAAATTCAATCAAGCCTAGTGAACTTGATTGTGTTTGTTTGATGAATAAGGGTGGATAAGATAGCTCCTGTCCACCCTTTTTAATATGAATTTTAATAACTATTACTGTGTATTTAAAAAAGGTCTGCCAATAGAATTTTGCGATAAGATAATTTCACAAGCTGCCAATCAAAATAAAAACAAAGCGAATGTATCTGATAATGATACTACCAAAAGAATATCTAACATTACTTGGTTAGATGAGTCTTGGATAGATGAAACACTAAAACTTTTTATAGATAAAGCCAATGAAGATTGTAGTTGGAATTTACAATGGGATAAAACTGAGAAAGCACAATATACAGAATATGAAACAGGACAATATTATAAATGGCATATAGACCAACTTGCTAAACCTTATAGTGAAAAGTTTGGCAAAGACTATCAAGGTAAAATTAGAAAGTTATCTGTTACGATTAGTTTATCTGATCCTGAAGATTATGAGGGTGGTAGATTAGAATTTTATACAAGCACACCATACGAACAAAAAATTATATCTTGCGATCAAATATTAGATAAAGGATCTTTGGTAGTATTCCCCTCTTTTATCTGGCATCAAATTACACCAATCACTAAAGGTATCAGAAAAAGTCTAGTGCTATGGAACTTAGGTTACCCATATAAATAATGTACTTTATAATATTTAAACCTAAAGATAAATTTATTACCTACACAAACCAAGTATTCGGAAATGAAGAAGATGCCGAATTTTTTGCAAAGAGATCATTTAAAAGAAAAGATGTCTGGCAAATAGTTCCTTATGACAAAGAGCATATTGATAAGTATTGGTACAAGTTTTAGTTCCACTTATAATGATTATTCTGGTGTTCAGAGTATTTAACAGACTCCTTACTTGTAGAATATTTTTTAATATAAGTTGTATTAATAAACTTTAAATCCAAATCACCCATGTGCATAGCAAGATCAGATGGATTAGTATATTTATTGTGGTAACACCAATATGATACATTCCAATGTCGGAAAAAATATGTCTTTTTTTTAACAGGAAGTGTTAGATTTAAGGATTCCAAAGCATTATCTAAGTAAGTAATCATATTCTTTAAATCATAAAATTTACCTTTAGAATTAAGAAAAATACATTCTTGATCTTCTGGTAAAGTATTCATGTAATCAATTAACTTATCTTTAAGTGATGAGCTAATCTCAAGTTCTCTATACCCAGCTTCTGTCTTTGGTGGTGCTAAACCCTTTATATAATCAACAGAGTTTGTGATCTCAAATACTGGAATATTCCTTTTAAAATGAAAGTTCTTTCTCTGTGCTGCTCTAGCTTCACTAGGTCGGCAAGAGGTTTCTGCCATTAGTTTAAACATTAATTGGTAAGGTTCAAATGGAACAGTATCAATGATCTGTTTAATCCTATCAAAGTTCCATTCCTCAAAGTCTATTTTACCTGTATTTTTCTTTTTAGGTTTATCTTCCTTTTTAAAAAATGTAGCAGTTTTAAATACATTTACTTTAAATGGATCTGATATTGCCATGCCAACTTGTGTTTCATATATCCTAGCAAAAGTATGAAAGATTTTCTTCTTATATTCAAAATCTAAATCATCAATTTTTTTTACAAAGTCTGCAATATATTCAACATCAACTTTAGTTAAATCAATATCACCACAATGCTTTTCAATATGTTTGTAATGTTCTGAGTATTCTTTAAAGGTAGTCATACTGAAACCTGTTGTTGGCTCATTAGCTCTTGATCTACATTTTTTAGAATAAACTTCCCAAGCATAAGATAAAGGAACTGAAAGAATAACATTCATATTCTTAGGATTGATATTACCAATTCTTAATAATATTTTTTCAGCTTCTTTTTCTAACCATCTTTTATTAGGACTTGATTTAGTAACTTTCTTTCTAAAAGTTTTACCATTTTTTTCAGCATTTACATAATAAGTAAAAAGATTTGTCTTTTGTTTTTTACCCTTACCATTTATCCATATTCTTTCACCTAGCTTTACTTTATTCATTTTCTCTCCTATTTATTTGTTTTCTCTGATAGTAATTAAATTAACCTTTAGTTATCAGAAATGCAAGAGAATAAAATGGCAATTGTTTCCTATATGTATCATTCTATGTTTCCTCCATGTTTCTATTTGCAATAGAAATACAAAAAAAATTCAACTTATAAGGAAAGTACAGACAAAAAAAAAGTTGGCTAAAACATCAAACTGATGTAAAAGCCAATTGTTAATTCGTTTTTTGATATTCCTCGGTAGCTCAGTTGGTAGAGCAGTTGACTGTTAATCAATTGCCTTTCCACTAAAACACCTGTCTTTTCTTACTTATTGTATTCTCATGTTTCCTATATGCTTCTCTTGACATCAATTGTAATGATAATCATTTGGAAACAAGAAACAAGATAATTTTTTCCCCTCCACATAGCGAAAGCTACCCCTCTGATAAGATCAGATCTGCAATTAATACTTGCACCTATACTGTTATGATCTAGCTGTTTTTGCTGATCTCTTTAATGCTTTGGCAGATACAGTTCCTTTACCTTTTCTGCTAGTGCCTTTTTTTTTGCGTAAATTCATGTAATAATAAAGACCCTTTTTAGCAACTCTGCCAGACTTAGTTTTGTGAAAACCTTTTTTAACTTTTGCCATTATGCCATTCTCCTTTTTTTAGATTTTTTTAATCTTGCAAAATCAGCACCAGTTATTCTGTTTCTAGGCTTTGCAACTCTTGCTATCTTCATTTGCTTTTTGCTATACTTTTTATTCTTACCTTTAGGCATTTACTTCCTTTTGTTTGTTAAGTTCCAACTTTTCTTTGAGCCATTTTATGTGCTGCTGTAAATGTCTTGCCTTTTTTCATAGCAGTAGCCATTGATCTCATGTGTTTTAAAGTGTGATGTTTCTTATGCTTTCTCATGGTCTTTTTTTGTCTTGGAGTTAGACCTTTCAACATATTAGTTAGACTCATTTTTTTCCTTTTCTATTAGTTTTTTGTAATCATCTTTTTTCATACATTCATAGTGAGCTTTGTCCCCACCATAAAAAGCTACAAAAGATTCTGCGTTAGTCATATCTTGTTGGCAGTACCTACACTTACCAATATCAATAACTAATATGCTTGGTTTCTTCCAAAGTTTATTAGCCACTAACAATCCCACTTTCTAAGTGCTTTGTTAATTCTACTGTTAGGATCTCTAGCTGTTTTCTTAGAAGTTAATTTCTTTTTCATGCCTAACATTCTGGCACAAAAAGACTTTCTTCTTTTGCTAGTCTTAGATTTAGTTGGTGCTTTTAAATTACCACCAGTTGATCTGTTATAAGATGCTCTGCCTTTAGCATTAAGTCCACCAGACTTAGACTTACCAGCTTTTCTTGTCCATGCTGCACTTGCCATTATGTATTAACCTTTACTGTTTCTTCACAAACAAATTTCATGTAAGCACCTTGTTTATTTACAAATTCTCTACTCATACCAGAAATCATTTTGTGTGAAAAATCATAGCCAAACGAAACACAATCGTAATGGTCTTGAAAATTATCTAATGGTAGTGGAATTTGTTGGCACTTATTACCCTCTATTGTTGAGCAGATCACCATAACTAAAATAAAATCCATTTACTTTTTTCTCATTATGTCTGCACCTTTAAGACCATAGATAGCAGAAATTACTCCTATAAATATAGCTTGATACCAATAGGGAAGCTGTTTGAAATACTCAAAAAATAAATCTAATTTATTACGAATGTCAGGATCGTCAGAGAAAACAGACCAAGCCAATAGCAGCATAGGAATGGATATAAGAATGAGGACAAACTCATCTTTCCAACCATTATCATTACTCTCAATAATTTTCGCTTTATATTCCAATTCACCTGAACTCATCTTTTCTGCATGACGCATTTGTGCATCTGCCATGAGCATTTGCGTTTGTTTTTTCTTTTTATAAATATGACTGCCTGTTTGAACAGCTAGTTTAATTGCACTTAACCACATTATAATTTTACCTTTCCATCTTTCCATTCCATTTCAGGCAATCCATCAGAATAAGACTTGCCATCAAATGTTAAAACTTGTTTTCTATTGTTGCCATCACAATAACTTGCATGAATCCAACCAGCATTATCTTCATCTGGTTTAAAAAATTCTAAAATTAGTTGGTCAAAGTCGCAATTGTTTTGAATCCAATAAGCAACCTGAATATTAGGAGTACCAATAATCTCAAAATCGACTGCCATACCTTTAGTATGTTGTGAGCTATCTGAACTACCTATCTTACGATTAAGCTCTAAGCACCTAAAACCAGAATTAATCATAACTGGTTTTTCAAACTTAGCTCTTACAGGCTCAAGTATTTCATAAGCTACATTACCAAGATTTTTAATTTCACCAGAACCAGGCATATTCTTAATGCCATTCCTAGTTGCAACTTGACTTTTAGTAAATTCTGAAAGTTTAAAGTGTTTTGATACTTGCATTTTTCTTCTTCCTTTTCTTTTGTAAAAGTTTAACCCTTGTATGCCAGAGAGATGAAGTCAGTTTAACTGAGTAAGTTTCAACAGATGATATTACATCATCTAACCACCCAAAAAATTTGTATAAAAATTTATCTATCATTTTAAATCTGTAAATTTGTCAAACCAATAAAAGATTCTGCCGAACTGTTTATCAACATTGATTAGTTCGTTTTCTATTGATGAGGTTTTTGCTTTTAATTCTATAATTTCAATAAGAGTCCATGATGATATGGATAAAAGTATTCCACCAATAATAGGTAATAAAAATTTAAAATTATTATTCTTCATTTGTGGGTACTGGTAATTTAAAATCTTTAGGTGGTATTAGAATTTTATCACCCATAAGTGTTATGTCTGGGTTTTCTTCTTTGTAATTATCTTTAATTGAATCCCAATAGCTGCCAGAATTTTCTGGTCTATTATCAATACTTGTTGGAGTTACACCTCTACATTTAGATACTAATAATCTAAAGTTTTCATTATATGCAAGGCTTGGGTTATTATTAACCCTACCACACATTTTCATTAATTCTAATTGTTGTTTGATTGCTACATTTTCTTTTAT